GGGGCAAGGGCGAGCGCCATTGCCTACAGCCTGGTGGAGACAGCCAAGGAGAACGGGCTGGACCCGTATCTGTACCTGGAATACCTGTTCGAGCGGTTGCCCAACATCCGAACGGACGACCGGGCGGCGATGGATGAGTTACTCCCGTGGTCGGACCGCCTGCCGGAACGGATCCGCAGGCGCGGGAAAAAAGCATAGCATGAGAAATCGCCCCGCTGGGTTCCCTGGCGGGGCTGATTGTTGCTGTGCATGACTCTCGCACGAAGTCTGGAGAAGCGCAAGGTGTGAGGGGTTTGACGCTTACGTTTATCTTCCGGGATGAAGGAGCGCTGCCGCACAAAACACTTGCCGTCGCCAAGGATGTAGACCAGGCCAACGCTCGTCAAATCCGTTGTCGCGGAAAGGTCGACGCCGACGTAGCACGGATATTGAGTCAGGTCTATATGCGCATCTGTTCCACAGGCACGCCACTTGCCCATCGGCATGTACCCGTCCTCCCGCTGGTCCACCCATCGGTTCATGTTCTTGGTCAAGAAGGACCTCATTTTCTCCGGCACATCCAAGGCGGCTTTAAGCTCGCCGCGCAGAAATGCCATACCTTCTTCATAGGTGGCCACGATGGGATTTGCCTTTATCCATACAGACTCATCCTTGATGTCGTCGTCCTTGTCCAACTCACAGATCATGACGAAATACTCATCGTTCTCGATAGGCGAGCCATCGTCCAGAATCTGCGAAACGTACTGGTATTCCGTGTAGCAAGGCCGAGACAAATCAAAACCCGCCGTCGTGATGATCACGATGAGCGGGTTCTTGCGGGCCACCATACCGGAGATAAGGACATCGTAAATCTCGCTTGTCTCATGGGCGTGATACTCGTCGATGACCGCCACGCTCGGGTTCTTGCCGTCGCCCGTTTTCCGCGCCTCTTTTGAGAGAGGCTGGATGACCGAACCGCTTTTCAAGTGTGTTATCCGGCCGTAGCTGTCCGAGTACTTGCCCTTGAGTAATTCACAAGACTGAATCTGACCGAGGATCTGGCTGTAGACGATGCTCGACTGCTCTCGGTCCCACCCTGCGATGTAGCATTCCTCGCGCTCATCGCTCAGAAAGCAGGAATAGGACGTGATGAGAGCCAGCAACTGAGACTTGGCGTTTTTCCGCGCGAGTTGGATGTACACCTTGCGGAACCGGCGCAGCCCCGTTATTTTGTGCTTCCACCCGAAAATGTTGCCCGCGACGAACAGCTGAAAGTCTGTCAGCCGTATCGGTTGACCGGCAAGCACGCCCTCCCGGTGCTTGAACATCCCCGCCCACTTATCGAACTTGTAGAGCTCGTCGACGTCAAAGTCATATGGGAAGTCATCGTCGGGTATGCGCTCTACGTCACGCAGGAACCGCCGACATGCAGCGATGTGCTTTTGACAGGCCGGGATGCTACCGTCCGCGATGGACTGGGCGTAGTTGACGACGCGCTCTATTAGAGTCACAGGCGCTCACCAAAGAGTTTTTCCTCTTCGGTCTTGGGCTTCGGATCCTCTTTCTTCGGCACGACCAACCGGCAACGAGACGAAATCGTGAGCCCCAAATCTCCCGCGGACTGTCGACACTGCTTGAACAGCTTATCCTGCGCCTGGAGCAAGTCGACGTATTCCCGAGCACGCGGACTGAGCTGCAGTAGCTCGCGGGTGACATCCAGGTACATCCGGCGCGCAATAACGAAACGAGCCAAGGCGTCGACGTCGAGATTGGTCATGATGCCGATCTCGAGCAATTCCTTGGCAATCTTGTTGAACTCTTTTTTAGCGTCCTTATCGAGATAGGACGGAGCCTTCACTTTGTCGGATGGCGCGCGGATCTCGCGCGACTTGCGTTCCTCGATCTCGGCTTTGGTTAGATGCTTTTTGCCCTTGATAAGCAACAGCTCGATGGGTTGACGTTGACCGGCCATTGACGCGCCTCCTTTCGAAAAATCTCGTGGGGAATTTTGTGCGCCCGCGAGGCCCGCGCGGTCACGGGGCCAAGGGTGGTAGAGATTTGCTACCCCCTACCCCTCATCAAACTTTGCAGAGCGCTCAGAGCAATGCGCCTTTTGTACATGTAGTCAGGTTCTTTCATGAACCACCACCGTTTTCTTGGCAGTTGTTCGCGTTTCCCGAAAACATCCAATCGTTTTCCTGCCGCTATAGAAAACAGGAAACCGTAGCAATATCCGTCAGGTAGCTTGGGTAATATCATTTCCGAACCCACCATCCTCCCTCGCCGTCTTAGCGTCATGACATGACTTGCAGAGCGGCTGCCAATTGTGCACATCCCAGAACAGCGCTTTGTCTCCCTTGTGCGGCTTAATGTGGTCCACCACAGTCGCCGGAGTCAACCTACCTTGGCGTTGACACTCCGCGCATAGCGGATGCGCTCGCAAGTACGCCAATCGTGCTTTGCGCCACCGGCTGTCGTATCCTCGCTGTGCCGAGTTACCGCGGTGCCTGTCGTACTCCAGTGCACTGCGCTGGTGTCGTTCACAGTATCGATCCCGTGTCAATTCACTGCAGCCGGGTTCTGAACAAGGTCGCAGCGGTCTGTTTGGCATATCATCACTTCCGTCGCTCAACACGTCGTAAAAGTTTATCTACTGTGACACTCTGCAGATGCACGATAGGACAGGAAGGCAAGCTGCACACAATGCATGTCCCTGCTTCTCTGCCCCAAACACACTTGTATCCCTCTTGGCATGCTTTCACTTGCATCACTCCATCCCGTGTGCCGCCTTTTTACACGTAATAAAACAGGCACCAGCCGCAGCTGATGCCCGTGGTCATAAGCAACTGAAAAAGGCACCCGATCCGGGTACCTTGTGGACACACTTTCTCCGCAAAAAACATATCATGTTTTGCACGGAAAATCACTAGACTCATGGCCGATTTTTTACATGATTTTTTACACACTTTTTATCGCATTTTCCGCGCCACTGCTGAGTTTTAGCGATCTAAACAACTCTTCTAATCCCTCTCTTTTTTCGACGTTGTAGAAACTCTTGCTGACGTACCACCCTTCCCGTCGCAGCTCGTCATAGACGGCTGCATCTGTTGGTAGTGGCTCATGGCCCAAAAACCTTTTCCGGATAAGGGCTCGCCGGTACGGCCGCAATCGCCTGACGTGCCAATCAATCCGCCATATGAAGCGCCGGAAGCTGGCGTCACTAAAGTCGGGTGTGATGCAGAACCCGGTAACCGACTTCGGTAATGGCGGGTGAACCCGCGACGCGCGGATAAGGTCCGGGTGGATGGCTGACGCGTATCCACGCTTCACCGGTACACTCCGGTTAGCGATGGCCTCCTTGGCGGCCCGATAGTCCGCGAAAATCTTATACAGCGCCTTGCGTTCTTCTGGTGTCAGGCTCATCCAACCGCCTCCCTTGCCACACGTTCGATACGGGCTTTCAAGGCCTCCATCAGGCTATCCTGCGTCCCGCGTTTGTCGCTCAACGCCGCCATCACATCTTCGTCCACGCCGCCCTCGACGACCAGGTGGTGGATGATAACGCGCTCCGTCTGACCCTGACGGTGCAGACGTGCGTTGGCCTGCTGGTACAGCTCCAAGCTCCAGTTCAAGCCGAACCAGATCACGTGATTGCCGCCCTGCTGCAAGTTAAGTCCGTAGGCCGTGCTGGCCGGGTGCGCCAATAAGAGGTCAATCTTACCGGCGTTCCAGTCGTCCTGATCCTGTGGCCCCGAAAGCGTTCGGACACGTAAACCGGTCTTCGCGAGGGCCCGCTGCAATCGCTCAAGATCATGCTGGAAACTGTAGAACACCAGCGCTGGCTTGCCGTTCAACCCCTCCACCAACTCCAGGAACGCCTCAATCTTGCACCGGTGAATCTCTACCATGCGCTTGTCCTCGTCGTACACGGCGCCATTGCACAGCTGTAGCAGTTTATTGGTCAGCACAGCGGCACTCCCGGCGTCAATCGTCGTCTCGTCCACCTGCAGCAGCATCTCGCGCTCCAGCTTGTCGTACGCCGCTTGCGCCTTACCGTCTAGAACCACGGGTACTGTCACCGACGTGACCGGCGGCAGTTCCAGATAGTCTTCAGCCCTCATGCTGACGCAAATGTCGCTTATCAGTTGCTGAATCACTTCTTCGGCCCCCGGCTTCGGGGCGTAGCTGAAAACGTGGTCTCGGTCGCGCTGGTCTGGCTCAAAGTACCTCTCCCGGAAGTGCGTGTGCTTGGCTCCAAGCCGCTTGCCCTGGTCCAGCAAGTACACCTGCGCCCACAGGTCCAACAACCCGTTCGGTGCCGGCGTGCCCGTGAGTCCCACAAACCGTTTGATGTGCTGCCGGACTAGAGTCAACGCCTTGAATCGCTTGGCCTGCGGATTCTTGAAGCTCGAAAACTCATCAACCACAACCATGTCGAACGGCCAAGCATTGCGGTAGTACTCGACCAACCACGGGACGTTCTCTCGGTTTATCACGTAAATGTCGGCCGGTGTGTTCAAGGCGCGTATGCGACGTTGCAACGGCCCAAGCACCGGGACGACTCGCAGCAACTGCAAGTGGTCCCACTTCTTTGCTTCCCTCGCCCAGGTGGCTTCGGCCACTTTCTTCGGGGCAATAACCAACACTTTGCTGATGGCGAAGCGATTAAATTTCAAGTCGTTGATGGCCGTCAAGGTAATCACCGTCTTGCCAAGACCCATGTCGAGGAACAACCCCAACGACGAATCCGTTAGCAACCGGTTGATGCAGTACCGTTGGTACGCGTGCGGCTGAAATTTCATCGGTGTCACCTCCCGCTTTGCTGCCGGATAAACTCGTCCACTCCTGCTTTGCTGTCGATGACCGCCACCTCAAAGCCCAGTGCGGCGATCTTCTTGTGCTGCGCCAGCTGCAGCGGCGTCGGGCGCCGCCCCGGCGCCTTCAACTCAACGAACACCGCCCGGCCACCAGGCAGCAACACCAACCGGTCGGGCACCCCAGCGTTGCCAGGCGAGACAAACTTATAAGCTCGTCCGCCCGCTGCTTTCACCTGCTCTCGAAGATAGGTCTCTATGTCACGCTCTCGCATGTTTCGTCCTCCTGTTGTCAACCTTTCACATACGCGTATATACGCACTTTTTAATTAGGCGTATTAGGCTAGTAGGTATATTTGCCTATTTACCTATCTACATCTCTCTATAGGTAAAATGGTTGACATGGTTGACAAATCTATAGAACCCCTTATGGGACAACGGTTTTTTAGTCAACCAACCCGTTCACCAAAGTCATTTTTGGTTGCTCATGGTTGACATCCATATTTTGGGGATGGTGAACAAAATGGGCGTTGGTTGACACGTTTTTAGGCACTTGGTGAACACTTTGACTGCCGTTTTGGACAGGGGTGATAACCCGTCGAAACCCCTTTTGCCTGCCATAATCTGGGCCGAATCGCTGAATGCCGGCACGCTCCCACCCAGGCAGATTTTCCAGGACAGCGTTGATGCGGTGCGCCTCTGCTTTTGGCATGACAGCCCGATAATCGCCCAAGCATTCTCGCCAAATCTCCACCGCGCATACTCGGTCTCTCGGCACCAAGGTGATGTCGTCGCGGATGCCCCCGCCCCAAAATAGTCGCCGACGTTCCAACGTCCATTTTTGCCAATCCACCGGAATCGGCCGTTCCAAAAACGCCTCAATCTGGCCTTCCAGTGTGTCTCGCTCCATGTGTACCTGCCGGCGCTTTTCCGCCTCTTCTTCGAGTTCGGCTGAAAGAAATAAGGGCTCGCCTAACCTCCACCGCATAACGGCTTCCGCCCATATCTGGTCGATCTCTTCGTCTGTCAAATCGGTAAACACTGACTTCGTGGGTTCCTGCATCATTGCGTCGACCGGCCAAAATCGCCGATTTCCTGTTGGGTCACGTAGGTACTCATGGTCGTTGGTGGTACCGAAAAACACGCAGCGCCGTGGATGTCTTTCTGTTGTGCGCGCATATGCGGCCCGGTATTGGTCGTCCAGCTTGCTGAGAAACTGCTTGACCACCTTGATATCCGTTTTGCTGAACGCCTCCAGCTCGCCGATTTCAACAATCCACACGCCCTGGATAAGCTCGGCCGCGTCTTTCCCCTCAAACGTTTTGATGCTGTCCGAAAACCAATCCCGGCCGAGTTTCGTGAAAAGGGTGCTCTTACCGATGCCCTGCGGGCCACACACGACGGTCATGTAGTCGAACTTGCAGCCTGGTGTCATCGCCCGGGCGACCGCCGCGGTGAACGCTTTGCGGGCGACAGCGCGGGTATACGGATGGTCGTCTGCACCCAGATAATCCACGTACAGCGTGTCCAATCTCGGCACTCCGTCCCATTCGAGACTGTCCAGATAGGCCGCAACCGGGTTGAATCCGTTCTTCGCGGCGCATTGAACCAGGGCGTCCTGAATCACGTCACGCGTGCGGAATCCAAGGACTCGCTCGATATAAGCGCGCAACCCCGCGTCGTCGTCATCCGTCCATCGGAAAGAGGAGTTTTCCTGCGTACGAGGCGGCCATGGTAGCGGCCCGAATCCGTAGATTGCGTTGGCAAACGTGTCTTTGCGGATACGGCCGCGAAGATTTGGATCATGCTCAAGCACGATCATCACGTTCTCAATGGTTTTCGCCGGTGCCCCGCTGCTTGGACTCACTTTCAATTTGCTGATCCAATTTGCGGGCTCGTCTTCCGTCGGTGTCAAGCCTGTGAACGCGCTCACCGCCTGCTCGTACCGCTCCTGATTCAGCAGCGCGGCCACGCCTGCGTCCTGCAGGGCAAACTGACACATAGCCGTATACGATGGCAGCTTGTTGACCGGTGTGTCTGGCTTTGCGTCGTCGTCCAGCTCTCCAAACTTGTGGAGCCGGACCAGGTCCCAGGCGTTAACCAGTCGGCCGCCGGCCGGGTCAGTGGCGTGATGGGAGTAGAGGTACAACCCGTTGTCGTACACGATGGCGCCGCCAGTCGTGCTGCCGCCGGTGTATGTAAGCCGTCCACTGTCGTCGTCCGTCGGCTCGTACACGCCTGGCAAAAAAGTCTCGAGCGCCTGATAAATGTTGTAGATTCTGCAGAACGCCCCCACCACGCCGGGCTTGGTTGTTGGGTCAGCCTGCTTGGCCGCTCGCTTGACGTGCGCATCTTCGGCACCGGGTACCTGCGGCCATTCGGAGATGTCGCGCCAGTCCTGATACATTGCGAGCAACCCGTCAGTATCCAGGAAAGGCTTGTCCCCAAAGTGGAAGACATACTGGCTATCAGCACAGCAACTCGGCCAGTACATCAGCCGCGACGCCTCAAACGTCGTCGGGTCGCATAACTCGATGCCAATGATCTGGCCTACTTTTCGGGCCAACGGCTCATATTCGTCCGCCGTCGCTGTCCGGCTGAGCGGCAGGAGAACCCGTAACCGCGGCTTCACCTCTTCATGCTTGCGCGTGCTGTACACGGCATAGGCGCAGCCCAGGCCGTCCAGCCGGCGCAGGACGTCCGCTGTGCCGCCGGCGGGGATGTTGTCCAGGTCCAGCGTCACGACATCCCTGCCCGCCACGTTGGCGGCCTTGCGGCGGTCACCGTGGAAGTAACCGCCAACAAAGCCCCCAACGTCCTTCAGCTCGTCTTGCTTTGACTTTGGGAGTTGCAGGTACTCCGCCAGGGTCTCGGTGCCGCGCGCGGGCACGCGGAGCTTGTCCACCAGCTCGGACCAGTACATCTTTTGCGCTGGCCAGCGGGTTGACCGCCGGCTGCCCGCGGAGGATATGGTGAGTAGCCTGTCATGTATCACTGCGGTCACCTTCTATCACGAGCGGTATTTACCGAACAAACCAGTCAACGCCTCAAGGTATGAGACGGGCATTCCGAGTCTTTGAGCGACGTCGCGTTCCAGTCGCGCCCCGGGGCTTTGCTGCCACCCCGGGAGCATCAACACCATGTCTGCGTCGAGAAGTAGCCGCAACGCCCGGCGCATGTACCAGTCCCAGGGCTTGTCCAACTCAGTAACACCCTCCGCTGGATTGATGACCTCGATTCCCAAACTCCGGAGGAACGACGCGGTGCGGTTAAACGCAGGAAAGTTGTATTCCGGCAGTCCCGTCATTGGGCCGCTGATGTAGATTTTCATCCGCCTATCGCCTCCAATTCCCACGCCGCGTCAGCCACGATCTCTTGCGCTTCATCTGCACTGTATCCATGTGCCATTGCCAGTATTACGCCAGCAAGCCACTCCGACGGTGTCACGTTGTCCGGTATCTTTGCTGCTTGTGTCGCTGCACGTACGTCGTCCATTAGGAGTCACCGTCCTTCACAGGGACAGCTTGCTTAAACCACTTCTCAGCGTGCGCATCCGCCACCGTGCCCCTAGAGTTTCGGTAGACAATAAACCACAATGAGTAACCCAGGAATGTGCGCTTTCGAGTCCCTTTTTGGTAGGTCACGCCTGGTCTTAGTTCGTTACCGTTTTTGTCTACGGCCATCTTTAACACGCTCCCCTCACGAGTGCGCCAGGATAACGCCTAGTTCCGGACTCCACTCTGCGTCAAGCACTGTCCCAGTCACGTATCCCCGTTGAGCCAGTATCTGTGTCACGCGCTTACCCGAGATGAGGAGAGACTTCGACCGCTTGCCCGTTTTGAGCTTCCAACCGTGTTCACCATTCCGCACGGCTACGAATCCACTCTGTGCAAACCCAAGCTCAACCCTCCGGCTCGTATCAAGGTGCCGGGTGATGTCTCCGCTGATTCGCACACCGTTTTTGGAGACTCGAAACGTCGGTTTTTGGAAGTCCGGCCGTACCCAGGAGAAGTCATCCAGAGTCAGCTTGGCCATATTGGACTTTTTCGCTGCGGGCGCCGGTGCGGCTGGGGCGCACTTCTGTACTCCCGCTTGAGATTCGAGTCGTGTTAGTTCTCGCCGCTCATCTTCGGCCGTGAGGATGCCCCACGTTTCCAACCAGTTGTAAAGCGTGGTGATGGAGACTCCTGAGTGCGCCGCGATGGACGCTTTTGACATATCCTGCTGCCGCATGCGCAGGTACTCTTCCTTGGTCATTTTCGGCTTTGCCGCCATGCTCCTTACCTCCTTTTTCCATTCACCGGATGTGTACTTATCCGCGATCCTTCTGGTGTACCGGTTTATCATGCTTGGGGATAGCCCTGTGTGATCTGCGATTTCGTTTTGCGTGTATCCAGCCACTCTCATTCGGACCAGGTTCTGCTCGAAGGTGGACAAACTTTCCAAAAATGCTTGCGTCTCAAGTGATGTCGTGTCCAAATGGCCACCAACGAGGGTGTCCGACAACTTGATTTCGGAGCCATCTTTGCCTGAGTACACCGTGCTTTCCAGGGATACTGGCGCAGACTTGTTCCGCGTCTTGCGCAACAGCATCAAGATTTCGTTCCGAATGCACTGAGCTGCGAACGTTGCCCATTTGGCACCGTTGTCTCCACGGAATCCGCGGTAGGCTTTCGTCAGCCCCAGCATCCCGGCACTGCATAAGTCGTCGTAGTCGAGCTCCTCTTTGGCAGCCGTCATGCGAAACTTGTTGGCCACAAAGTAGACCAGCTTCAAGTGCTTCCGCAGGAATTCGTCCGCGTCTCCGAGCGCAGGGTTGTGCATTACGTGCGTACTCATGGCACGATGAATGGAGCTATGAGCGCTTTCCGCCCGTCGGACTCGAGCAGGATCGGCTTTTTAGGCTCGCCTGCGCGCATGGCCACCGTACCGGTTGAGTGGGCCAGCGCTGTGCGCAGGAGCGTGGCGTCTATTGTGTATTCCCAATCCCCCGCCGGACCGCTCACTGTTAGCTTTGTACTGAACGAGGTGCCAGCTCCGTGCGCGGACAACGTCACTTCGTTATTCTGCTGTCGCAGCCAAACTGGGTGCTGGCCTTTGTCGGTTCCACTGAGTTGGTACATGGTTATCACGTCATCCAGTGCGTTGATCCACGGCGCCACATCATGGATGTAGAACTTCACTTTGAGCCCGTCCTCGAACAGTCGGGACGTGTCAGGATAGGAACCGTCCTGCAGTCTGACCACCACTTCTGTGCTGTCGTGCGAGTAGAGTGCGCGGGTGTCGTCGTAGGTCAGTGTGGCGCCAGTCTTGCCGAAAACCTTTTTGAGTGTCGGCGCTACATTGGAGGGAACCTTTATTTCGCGCGCAAATTCACAACCGGCCTGAGCCTCCAGCAGGTACATCCCGTCTGTGGCCACTACGGTGTGCCCTCGATGACAAACCGTGGTTAGCACCGGGCGAGCCTCCGACGTGTCTGCAAACTCGGCCACACTGGCGAGCGCCGTGAAGTACGCCGGGTCAACCGTTACGCTGTCGCCCTCTACCAGTGGCCAGCTTGGGAAGGCAAGTGGATCCTCAGAAAGCGACGTCACAGGCCCTACGGTGTAGGTCTGCTCCGCGAGGGCGATACGCACCCCGGGTTTGAGCGCTTTGGCCGCGCTGCGATGCAGCATGGTCTGCACCGGTATCTGGGTGCTGACGCCATCGATCTTAACGGTGCGCCGGTAGTAGACTTGCAGGTCTGTCGCTTCGACGGTCACCGACTGTCCGTCAACCGACAATTTCACGTGCTCGAGGATTTGCTTTATCCGCGACTTTTTGGGAGCGACGGCGGTCGCTTGCTTGAACGCCTCCACGAACTTTTTGGTCGTTTGAAACTCAACTGTCTGCATTGTCTTCCTCCCTTTCCGCGTCATAGCAGCAGTAGTCATGTACTCCGTATCGGTTCAGCGGCTGACTGGTGGAGCGGCCACAATACCCGCACACGTCCTGTTCCATCCGACCGCCTCCCCCGTTCAGTCCTCAAACTCGTAGTCGTCGCACTCGACTTCCTGATCATCCGGAGAGCTCAGGTCGTCATCGACCGGCTCTATGGCCTTGACGCCCCAGTCCTTGAGCTCCCGCAGAAAGCTCTCGACGCTGTCTGAGGAACGCTCCGCCGCACCCAGCGCGGTCTCCAACTGACTCTCCGTCATGCCGGGCGGGATTCGGACCTGTACTTTACGCGTGTAGCGCAGCGTTTCCACGAAACTCAGGGTCACTTTTGGCATCCGCTATCAGTCCTTTCTGTAGAACTCCGTCACGAAGCCATCTGCCCGGAGCGGCAGCCCCGGTGCCCACGGGATGGGTTGCCCCATGAGCGTCGTCACGGCCTCCAGGTCCGCCCGCTCCTGGGGCACATCGAGAACGACCTCGTCGTGTATGTGCATCACTACCTGGTATCCGGCGTTCGCGAGTCGTACCAGACTCTCGGCCAGGCAGTCTCGGGCAATGGCCTGCACCACGTTTTCCGTGAGCTTCCCGCCGTAGGTCGGGATGACTTCCCATTTCCTTGTCTTTTGGTTGACTCCGTGGTAGTACAGCGCCTCGCGGCCCATCTCGTTTTGTTGCAGGAACGGTCGCGCGTAGTACAGTTTCCGCCCGCTTGGCAGTGTGATGGTGAGAAAGTCCTGCTGCGTCGCGTAGTCGCCTTCGCGTGCCAGAATCAGTCCCTTGATGCCAACGGGCTGCCCGGTGCGCATGACGTCCAGGGCTGCGTTCTCTAAGCTGTACCACAGGTCCACAATCCGCCTGTTCGCCGCGCGCCACCGTTGCACGATGTCCGGCAGCTCGTCTTCGTTGAGCTCTTTCTCGGTGTCCATAGCCATTAGCGCACCTGGACCGCCTTGATATCCGAGGGCCAATTCCGCGATTTTCCCTTTCCGCCTCAGCTCGTACTCCGGATTGCCCTTAACGATGAGTTCAATCGGTACTCCGAACATCTGACTGGCCGATGCTTCGTAGATTTTGCCGTGTGTGTTGAACACATCAAGCCGCCACTGTTCCCCCGCCAGCCAGGCAATGACCCGCGCTTCAATGGCGCTGAAGTCCGCGACGACCAGGACATGCCCCGGCGAAGGGATGAAAGCCGTCCGAATGAGTTGCGAAAGTGTATCAGGCACATTCCCGTATATGACTTGCAAAGCATCTATCTTTTTTTGTTTCACGCATTCGCGTGCGTGGGCCAATGTCTCCAGATAATTTCGCGGAAGATTTTGAACCTGAACCAACCGGCCGGCCCACCTGCCCGTTCGGTTCGCTCCATAGAACTGCAGCAACCCCCGCACGCGTCCGTCCGCGCATACCGCGTCGTGCATGGCCCTGTATTTCTTCACGCTGGTCTTGGACAGCTCTTGACGAATCTCAAGCATCCGTTTCACCACGGCATCGTCAGTCGACTTGATGAGCTCTGTGACCGTATCCTTGCGCAGGTCTGTGACTTCCTCGCCGGTCTCCTCTTCGAGCCACTTGGTGAGCTGCTGAACGCTTTTCGGGTTTTCCAAGCCGGACAACTGGATGGCCTCGTTAGTAAGCTCCATTGCCACCGTTTCGTCGATGGCCAGCGCCCCATAGACCAAGTCCATGTCCACAGTCACGCCGTGGGCGTTGATTTGCTGATCCAGTTGCCACAGTTTTTGTTCTTGCTCCGGCACCGGGAACGCGGATAGGCGGCGCTCAATCTCCATTTCGACTGCAACGTCCTGACGGCAGTACTCCTTAAACAACTGCCACTTTTCCGGCTCGTGGTGCGGCAGTGTTCTGGTCCTGCCGCCGTTCGTCTTTGTGGGTTTACACGGCACGCAGAACGTCCGGATGAGCGCAGAGCCAATGCCCATCTTCCGCTTGTCCTCGGGTACACCGAGGGCGACGGCCGTAGCCGCCAGCCCCGCGGTGTACCCGCAGTAGAGTCCGTGGAGCATCGTGTCTCGCCACTGTTCGAGCGGCGTGTACCAAAACCGATTGATGCAATACCACTCGAACGGAGCGTTGTACGCGTGTTTTATGACCGTAGGGTCTTGCAGCGCCGACAGGACTTCTGCCGGCAACTGCTCACCCTGCGCCAGGTCTATGACCTGGACGGCTTGTCCATCAAACGAGTACGCGAACAAAAGGATCTCGAAGTCCGGACTCTGCGCGTACTTGTACAGGCCGCTCTTTTTGATATCGACGCTAGAAAACGTCTCAATGTCCACGCTAAGATGTCTCATGGTTTACAACCCCATGATGCCCCCGCTCAGCGGCTGGCCGGTGATCGGGTCAAGGGGTGCCTGCTGCGGCTGAGCTTGTGGTTGCTGCGGATACGGCTGCGGAGCGGGTGCGTATCCGGGCTGCTGCGGCTGTCCGTACGCCGCTGGCTGGCCATAACCGGGCTGCGCCGGTTGACCATAGCCGGCCTGTGCCGCCGGGGCGTACCCGGGTTGTGCCGGTGCCTGAGGCTGTACCGGAGCCGGACTGCTCCCGAAGGCTTGCTCAGCGCTAACGCGCCCGCTGAGCGGTTCACCGTCCGCCAGCTTTTGCACTGGTCCCAGGCCGCATCCGATGCCCCGGTTTCCGCTGTTTGAAAACGGGAAGAAACTAACGTTCACGCGCGCATACATGCCGCTGTAGATTTCGGTATGGTTCAAGATCGGATTGAGATTGATGTCAACAACCTCGACAGGCTGTTTGCTCGAGGCCGTGAAAACCCAGTGTCCTTTGCATTCGGGGCCAAAGGGCTCACCGTTTGGGCGCAGACCGTCTCCATCGTGGATCGGAGTCTTGAGCTGTGGTGGACGGACGCCGTTCCAAACCTTATTCACGCCTTCCTGCGCTGCGGCTTCAATCGCAGCGTCAATGCGTTGTTTGGTCGCCACGTCCGACTTGGGGAGCAGGATTGTGACGGTGTACTTAGGTTCCTGACCAGGACGAGCATACGGTTTTAACAGGTGCACGTAGCTGAGTCGGGCTTGTCCAGTTGTAACGGTTGTCGGGCTCATCTTTGCCATGGTCTAACTCCTCCTAATTGAACGCCTCTGCGGCGGTGATCTTGTTCGTGATGGCTTGTCGTTTATCGGTCATCGGGACGAGTGTCGGTTTGCCGGGCTGCACTTCAACGAGTCCGGTTTCCTCGAGTAGTTCGCGGTATTTCGCTTTGCCCAGTAACTTCTCGACGTTTGGCACGGACAACGGTCTCCGTTCGTACAGCATCGCTTCGTCGATCCCGTGTTCCATCAACAGTTTGAATGCCGCGTCTTGGTCAACGTATTGTCGGGATCCGCGTCCCTCGACGGCTTTCCATCCTGGGATGTCTCCGCCTTCGAGGCACCGATTGAGTGCGTATTTCTCGAGGTCTTCCAGCCATGCGGCTAGGTTTCTACCGCGCTCGAGGATCTGCCCCACCTCGGCATCGGAGATAAGCGGCGGCTTCATGCCCCCGAATACCTCCAGGGCGGTATGGGCGTCCGCGCGCGCCCGGCACACGGCTTTTGCCCTGCAAAACCGGCAGTGGTCGCCTGGGTTAAACTCACCCTCGCCTTTATACGCCAGTTCGGCGGTAGGCTTGATAGATTCGCCCCAAGCCAGCAGCTCGTCCAGCGTGATGGTGTCTTCGGATGGTGTTTCCACGACGCGGGGCTGTACGATGACCATGTGCACTTGCCGGATTGGATGCAGGAATCCGTACTCCGTGACCGCCCCAAGCGCGTACAGTCGCAACTGCGTATTGCCTTCTGCATCAACCGGCACACCTTTGCCGTACTTGAGATCCACGATATGAAGCGTGTCGCCGCCGATGATGATGCAGTCCCCCGTGCCAAAGCCCTCCGGAGCGTAGGCGCTGTAATCCAGCCGCTTTTCGACCGCCACATACGGCGGGGATGTGTAGCTGTGTACGATGCCAAGCACGTAGTCGACATAGGTGTCGGTGTGCTTGTCCATTTCTGGCTGGTACAGTGGATTGGATCGAAGCTCTTTGATCGCCTTGCTGAACTTACGCGGCCCCATCGGCTCCAGGACGGCCTTGCGCAGCTTGAGCTCCGCAATTTCGTGCGCCAACGTTCCTTCCGCTGCGTACTCCGATCCTTTGTCGGGAAACTGCTCCGACAGCCGGGCACTCGGCGGGCAAGCTAGCCACTGCTTGGAGCTGGACGCCGCCAGAACCGCGTGGGCGCGTTCGGCGTGGCCCATTACAGCTTCGCCCCCATTTCGCGGAGCTTCGTGGCAAAGGCGCCATATTGCTCTTTCGGTAGCTCAGTGAGCGCCTGTACGCCAAAGGAGCTGAGCAGGTTCACCAGTTCAGTGCGCCGGCCGGCGTCCACCAGTTGAGTCGCTGCCACGGCCAGCTGCTCCAATGTGTAGCTCGGCGCTGCCGTCGGCACCGCAGAAGGTGCGGGCGTCGGCGTAGCGGCTGGTTGTGGCGCCTCCCCAGGAGAGGTTACAGGAGCTGGCGCAGCAGGTGCAGTCGGCACGGCCGGGGCCGCAGGTGCTGCCGGACTGGGCGTAGTTGGCACCGGTGACGCCGGGGGCGTCGGAGTGGACTGTTGGGCGACCGGTGCGGTTGATGTTGTCTGGGGTACGACCGCAGTAGTCTCGTCAACCGTCTCCTTGGCGGCGGTAACGGTGTGCACTACGTTGCCAGCCAGCGTCTGCGCTAAGGCTTGCAGGTCTTGGATGGCCTCCACAGAGTCTTCCGCTTTAACGTTGATTTGGATCTCGATCATTGGATCCCTGACCTCCTCGGCGTGTGGTATGCGTTGAGCTCTTGCATCAGCAACTCAGTGGCTTCGGTCCCATACTCCTTGCGGTACAGTCTGATGAGCTGGTGAAGTGCATGGCGGTGCAGCCATTCGTGGTGTTCGTCTCGTTCTGTCGCTGTTACGCGGACTTGCAAAAAGTCTGTGGTGATCTCTATCGTCGGCCTGCCACCTCCTCGCGCTTCGGCCAAGATGGTGGCCAAATTCCTCTCTATTGCGATCTCAGCCAATGGCGGTGTAGACTGTGGACGTGGATACTCTCGTGTGCCTCTCCGCTTGGAGAGGAATCTTTTTATCTGTCGGGTCATGGTGATTTCGCCTCCTTGCATAACGGTATCTCAGAACTTCACCGAAATTGCGCCATCTTTGCGCCAACTTTGTCTGTGCTGCTTATCGCCAAACCACGTGTAATGCTTGTCCAAAGTCAACACATCTTTCCAAGGCGTCACCCAGCTCCTTGACGAATTTGGCTCTCAATCCACTCATCAACGTCCGTTTGTCGGACGAAAATTTGGTTTCGGACTCGAAACGACGGAATCTCTTTGTCTCGCACCATCCGACGTACCGTTTGCTCTGAAACGTGCAAGTACTCAGCTGCCTCAGCGATGGACATGTGACGCGCCATGAGTTCCTGCTGGATGCGAGGTTCAAGGCGCTGCCAGATGCGTCGCTCTAGCTCCTCGATAATGCTGAACTGCATCTCTTGCATTGCTGCTTCAAAGAGCGACATCGGAATTCACCTCAGCAAGGTTAACCTGGTACCTAATGGCCATTTCCTTGACGACCGCCAAGTAAATCTCAGTTAGCCGTGCGTCATCCGCGATGACATCCATTTTGTTAACTTTGTCAATCTTTGATTTTGCCGCGCCCTCGAGAGCCATCTTTTGCTTTCGATTGGTAAGCCGAATCGACAAGTTACAAGCGGCTCGCTCTTCCAAAATCTGATAGCTTTCCGCTCTGACATTTTGGTAGGATTCATAGCCGCCACGCGCTTGTGCGATCTTGTTGAGGATGCGGGTTACCTTTTTACGCCACTCAACCGGGTGGAGAGCCAGGAGCTCTGAGGTAGTGTCGAGCTTTCGCTCTACTGCCGCAGTTCGTTCCTCCACTGCTGCTATTCGGCGTTCTTGATCGACGAGCTGATTGATGGCAGCCTGTAGAACTTCAAGCTGTGTTTTGGGCTGCTGAAGAAACGCTGCTGCGAGGACGTCCTTTGCCCGAAGCTGGTAATCAATGAGTCTTTGCGCCACCTCGGGGTTGTTCTCCCTCATGCTTGGTGTGATGGAGATTTTGGCCAGCCAGAGCGGTAAGAAGTCGAGTTCGAGCGTCAACACCTCTCTGACCTGCCCCCCAAATTTGAGGGGCAGCTTTACAGCCCCTTGCTGTAACACAACATCATCTTGAATATTGCTAACTTGCCGATCCTTCTGCTTCTCACTGAGGCCAATTCCGCTGCAGATGTAAGCGACGCCGACGCGAATCTTTCCGTCTTTCGTTTTGACGCATAATAGTTCAGTACCATCAAACGGCACCAGCTTCTGTTCGATTGGGATCAATTGTTGCGATGTCGTTACCACGTCTTTTCCTCCTTTCTGCTTGCTTCAAGCTGAAACGAGACGATTTCACATGTCGTTGTCAACTGTCAACGTACCAGCTCATCCACCGTCACGCCTAGCGCATCAGCGAGTTTAACGAGAATGTCCGCCGTGGGGCCGAACTTTTTCTTGCCTAGGCTATATAGAGCGGTCAATGAAACACCGCTCTCTTTGCTGAGCCGATAAAGCGTCCATCCCTTGGCCTTGATGATTCTTTGCACGTTGTCCTGGATAGCCCGCCCCATGTTTCTTATCACCTCCGCCACCAATCATATAACTCTATAGATATACATTCAAAGTTTCATATAACCCCACAGAGTTATATTAACGCTGTTTTTCTCCTTTTTTCTCGCCGTTTCTTGACGTATCACTCTAAAGTGTTTTATTATAACTTCATAGGGTCATAACTTTTTTGATTGATAAGGAGGCTCATCATGAGCATAGTCGGCGCGACCATCAAGGAGTTGATGGATAGGAGAGGAATTACAGCATATAGACTGGCGAAGGATACTGGGGTTTCCTACACGGGTGTTTCTAAGATATTGAATGGCTCCACCAAGAATCCCCAAATTGATGTCTTATCGACCATTGCCGACTACTTTGGTGTTTCAGTTGATTACCTACTGGGGCAGTCCATAGGTGCGCTGATTGAAAGTCGCATGAAGGAGATTGACATGTCGTGGGACGAGCTTTCCAAGAAGACTGGGATCACTTTGGATAAGCTCAAAGACTTAGACCAGCTGCAACCAGAGCCCTGGGACTATGAGCCTAATGGTTTGATTGACCGTCTGGCCACTGCTCTGGAAATGGACCGTAAGGTACTCGCCTCGGCATACACCCGACAGGAGCCCCCGGGTTATGACGGACCACGGGAAAGCATTGAGGAGGCTTTCGGGCCGGCATTCGACCACCTCACCGCGAAAGACGAACACGACATCGCCCGTGACCTCGAAAGGATCATGGAGTCTCTGGAAAGCGACAGCGCCCTTGCCTTTGACGGGGAACCGTTGACCGATGAGGATAAAGAACTCTTGCGCATCTCGCTCGAGAATTCGCTGCGATTGGCGCGACAAGTCGCGAAGAAGAAGTTTACCCCTAAAAAATATAGAAAGTGACGTTCGCGGGGTGGGGGTGCTGGTGTGAGTATAAAGCAGTGTGTTAAGCAGCTGGTAGACAAGTACGGTACTAACGATCCTTTCGAAATTGCCGAGAAACGGAACATCCTCATCATGTCTGAACCTTTAGGTAATATTCTCGGCTACTTCAATACGAGTCGACGTATACAGATGATCCATCTTAACAACAGTCTGGAGGGGCCGTTGCGCAGGTTCGTATGCGCTCATGAGCTTGGGCACTCTGTACTGCACCCTAAGCTCAACACTCCATTTTTGCGGCGGAACACGCTTTTTTCCGTCGACAGAGTCGAGCGCGAAGCCAACTCGTTTGCCGTAGAACTTTTGGTGCCAGACGAAGAAGTCATGGACCCATATGAGTCGACAACGGTACGAGAAGTCGCTGCGACATATGGAGTGCCATACGAGTTGATGCGGCTCAAGCGATTAGATACGTCTGGAAAGGCGGTGGGGTCCATGTAATATGACAAGACCTGCTAATCATTTTGGGAAGAGGAGTGACAGCTATGCCTGGCATCGAAAAGCGCGGCGAGAACTCATGGCGCCTCACCGTCGATGGAGGCTATGACGCGAGCGGCAAGCGCATTCTTCACCGCCGGACTGTTCACATCGAGGACGAGGAGATCCTGCGGTCAAAACGTAGACTTCAGGACTATCTCCATATGGAACTTGCACGGTTCCGACAGGAGATCGAATCCGGACAGTATGTTAAGCCGGAGCGTATCACTTTTGCGGACTTCATCCCCGCCTGGAAACAAAATTACGCGGATCTCCACCTGGGAGCGTACACACGGAAGAACTACATGGCAATCGTAACCGCTCGGCTCCTCCCTGTCTTTGGACACATGGAGATGAGCAAGATTAAGACGATGCATATCGTGTCCTATATGGCACAGTTGCGCGCACCGGAGAACCGCAAGGATGGTCGGGGAAAGCCTCTTGCTACGAACACCCTCTTAAACATCTATAAGACCTTGAAATCTATCTTTGATGCCGCTGAAAAGTGGCAGCTCATTGCGCAGAATCCCATGGAGGGCGTTGACCGACCTGTCGCGGATAAGGCGGAGCGCCGCGACCTAAAGACGCGGAAACGCGCATATTCGCTGGAGGAATCGCTGGACCTGATTGAAGCGCTCCGTGACGAGCCGGAGCACTGGCGGTTGTATTTTCTTGGGGTGCTGCTGGGCGGCTTTCGGCGTGGTGAAATGCTGGCCGTCCAATGGCCGCATGTTGATTTCGCCGCTGGCGGTTTTCATGTTGAAAAGCAGATCTCCCTTGCAGAGGATGGTAGGCGTGTCGAGGCCGAGCTGAAAACTGAGGAGTCAGCGGCGTTTGTCCCGATGCCGAAGTGGTACATGGCGGAACTCGCACAATATAAACGCCGCTGGCTGGAGGAGCGCCTTCAACGAGGTTCGCAGTGGCGCGGAGGGGACAAGCAGTACGTCTTTCACAACGGCTACGGTGAGCCGTTCTATCCGACTGTCCCCACTTACCGGTGGCGAAAATTTCTCCAACGCCACGACCTTCCGCGCATCCGACTGCATGACCTGCGGCATACCACGGCCACACTCCTACGTGAAGACGGCGCAGACCTGAAGGCCATTCAGGAGCGCCTGCGCCATGCTCGTTTGTCTACGACTGCTGACCTGTACACACATGCTTCTGAACTCGTGAGCCGCGAGACAGCGGATAGGCTTGAAAAGCTCAATCCCGCTGCTAATAAACGTGGATCCCAAGCGACGTAATTGGGATCAGATTGGGATCAAAACGCTGGATAACATAGATAAATCTTGGCCACCACTGGCCAAAGCAAACGGCCTAAAATCTTGATGTGGCGCGGGTTTTGACTTCTATAGAGGTTTGCTGACCACGGGACAAGCCAGATTCCCAAGCTGAATGTTGCGGGTTCGAGTCCCGTCGTCCGCTCCATCGAAAAGTCGCGAAATCCCTTGCGGTGTAAGGGATTTTTGTTTTTGGTCATTTGATGCAACGGAGGTGTTAGGATGGAGTTGGGATCAGATTGGGATCGAACTGCAAAAACGCTTCCGCCGAAACCGCCCCGTACTGGGATTCTAAGATTTTGGTTCCACGCAGTCCGTCAAGTTTCACACCGTACGGTTGCAACCTGGGTTGCAATTCGGGTAGCATTCGGTTGCAACTTTTTAACCTTCGCGTTTTTGGATTGGACGCTGATCAGAAGAAAAAGCCCCGCTTCGGCGGGGCCCTTGTCATGGTCAGTTTGCCAGTGTAGATTACGACGGATCCGGACGCAAAACCTCCCCATTCAGCACTTTGCTCAGCGCCTGATAGGAAAACTCCGATCCCTTGAACAGCACATCCATCTCTGGTCCAGCTTCCGACTTAACACGCATCACGATTAAGCTACGGTCTTCGGTCTTTGTTTTCGTCTTCGACCGTCCTCCCACTATCGCTCCAACCGGGCCGGCAATGACCGCGCCTACAGCAGCTCCGGCGATAGAGCGTCCGCCGCCAGTTGTGTATGTTTGGATGTCTTGGACGTATTGCAAACCAAGAATGCGGTCCAATGGGATTGTGCATTTGGCGCCGGTGGCTCGACTCACAAACTCAATTCCGTTTTCGCTCTTCCACGTGTAAACATCACCCGACGGCACAACGAGTCCGCTGTGGTGCGTGACGATTGGAGTTTTCGGTGGAACACCAAACGCCTTTCTTCGCCGGAGATTAGCGTCTCTGGATTTTGAACTCATTGTTTTCCTAATAACCCCGATGAGAATCAGCAAAATGATGATCGTCCACAACATGAACCCCTATCCCCCTTACCCCGTTTTGCTGACTCATATTCGCGGCTTGTTTGTTTATCCCTTTATCATCTGGCCAACCGCTTTTGCTTCCACCGCCTCACAACATGCGACACCTCGGACATGTTGAGCGTAAGGGGATTATGCGGCAGGCACAGTCTTATGCAAACGCACGTTCGCCAACAAGATTTAAAAATAGGCTGTCAATCCCCTCACAATGGATTGCATAATGAAATCGATATGGTATCATGATATCAGCTAGAGGGTGCTGTTGTAGAAGGCGTCAGCTGGACTGATGCTGAATCTACACGGTGCCCTGTTTGTATTTTGTTTTCCTTCATGTCTAAAAGGAAGATCATCTTATTCAAGTTGGTACGACTCCCGTTAATCTTAGGAACTCAAGTTTCGCACCCTCAGGCAGCTAATTTCTCCTTGACCGCACTGGGTAAACGATCGATGAACTGCTGCAGCACTTGTTCGATGACGTCGTTTCTTTGAGCCAATGTCACCTCTATGGCGGTTCTGAGCAGTTCCAGAAGCAACCGAAGAGCATCTACAAATCGGATGTCGTCGAGTTCGTCGCAGCAATCGAAAAACAAGGCACCGATAGTTCGGGGATCTTGGGCATCTCTGGAGGCTATTGCCAACATGATGTAGCGGGCGAACACAATGGTCGTGTGTGCGAGCATCTGGTCGTATGTACGTCCCTGTAATTCCTTGGTGAGCCTGAGATAAGACTTGCTCACTTTGAAGA